AAAATGAGAATGAAACTTACCCCAATAATGCTTGTATGCAGATACTCAACTCTGCTGGTGAGGTTGTTGGTGTATTATCTAATCAGAAAGTAAGACATCATAAGTTCCCAAGTACAAGCTGGCTTCATGCCAATAGTGTACCTTATGTTGTACAATCTGGAGCAGTCAGTAATGTGTTATGCACTTTAACTCATAGCGGGTGGTCGAGTAATCGTAGGACATTTACTGTCGGGGGTTTTACCGAAACTGATGCTGGAGCTTTCTCTTTAGGTAATAGAAGATTTACTGTTAATAAAGCAAAGTATCTATACATAAGTATGGGTGTTCAGGCTATAAACGGAGAGCATAGGCTAAAATATACCTATAAGGGGGAATTAAAAGAGGCTATTCAGTCTATTGATGCAGGTGCAGTAGGAGGATTATATTTTTTAGTATCTTTAGATAAAGGGGATTATGTAGAATTTGAATGGTACTCTCCAGACGAAACTGGTACCGGGGCTGTTATAACTATCACAGATTTAAATATTGAAGATATAACACTTGAAAGTCAAGTATTAGGTGTTGATTTGGAAGACATATTTATACCGCCTGCAATTCGTAGCAATATCGCTTATATGGAATTAGGATATGCTGAACGAGACTCTAATAATAGTCTTGTTATGGCAGAAGGATTGATACATCCTTGGAGAGATGGTATATTGGATACTACACCAACAAATTTAGCTCATAGTTTCGCTTTTGATTTATTGCATTTTAAGCCTGATTTAAGTAATTGTTATATATCTATGCAATTATCCTTGACAGGCTCTGAATTGTATAATTTTGCAGGAGTTACTACCTATACCAATCTTGCAAATAAAGTGAATAATTGGAATTATGTTCCTTCTTCTTATCCATATATACCAACTCTTAGAGTTGAAGAATTTAGTCATCTTGCTCTGACTCTGGATAATAATTATCCGGGTATAGCAATAGAGGATGAAAAACCTATCTTAGTAGATTTTATAAAATACCGAGTAGATGTTTATACAAATCGCCTTGCTCAAAAAGTTGTTAGCACGGGTTTTCGTTTTAGTCCTACAACTACTTCAATAAATGATATTTACGGGGGAGATGTATATAAGTCACTATATGCTTATCATAGGGCTTATCAAGCGTACTACAATTATCCTTATTGGCCATCTTCACTATTCTCTGCAAGAGATGCTTATATGTGTCCTATTAGTTCGGTTGCAAATATTGGATTAAGATCATTAGAAGATAAGAATTATTATCCTCCTAAACAATGGACGATAGATGAAGATATATTATTTGATGAAGTAGGATTGCAAGCATCTAATCCTAACTTCCAAAAGGATAATGGGAAGGCTTATAATAATGACTTCCACATGATTCACAATAAGGTGTTTCCTATATTAGTGAATTGTGCTGATGCTTCTTGTAGTGCTGTAACTGGTGTTTATAAAACCAGAACACATCAATCTCTAAGTAACCGAACAGAATCTACGGCAATTGGCTGGAGAGTATTCTTGGCTAATGCATATTATGATAATGATCGTGATGCTGGTGAGATATGGTGCTTGAGAGTATTAGGTAGATCGTTACTCATTCATCATGTTGATGGATTGTTTGAATTGAGTGTAAGAGATAAACTGCAATCAACTAACTTCGATATTGTATTAGGACGTGCTGATCTTTTTGAATATGAAGTACGCCCTGTGGTTACAGCGGAAGGTGGTTACTTAGGTTGTCAGAATAAATGGGCGGAGCTAATATCTCTTCCAGTACAGCCGGAGTATATTCATCTAATGATGTAATAACAATAGTCTCGACTGGAATAGTTATAATAGGTGATTCATAAGCAGTAACTATACCGTTATTACTATAAATCAATCCTACCTTTACTCCATAAAATGAGTTATTTAGCGTACCACTAACCCCGATCCTTAAACCCTTGCCAGAATTAATACCACCAGCATTACCCCCTATCTGATGAAACTGCTCTGTCTCATCGTATTTATAGATATTCAAAGGATTATCTAATAGGAAGTAAGAGGTACGAGTATTATCCGGGAATACATAAGCTAATCCTACCTGAACAGAGCCACTTGGCAAATTACCAGTGATTAAGGAATAAGTAAGATCAACATTACTGAAATTAGGAGATAACAATAAAAGGTCAACATCGCTCGCATTTATAAAACCTTGTGTACCATTCAATGCAAACGGCATACAGTCCAGGTTTAGTACTCTTGGGGCATTAGCGGTAGCTCCTAAACCTTCCCACCAAGCGATTACTAATTGCCCTTTCTGATTGTATTCGTAAACACCTTCAATAGGATTAGCATATTTAAATGCTAACAAAGGGTCATTAATTACATTAGTAAAAATATCACCTCTATGCTTATGACGTATGATCTTACTTTCAGTAGCAGTAGCGACGAACAGTATAGTCTCAACAGGAGTTATAATTCTACCTACAATCGGTAGAGTATCGTATAAACGAGAAAAGCCATCCTCATTAGAAGGATAGCCTTTTTGTTTGTTATACACCACATTTCTCGCGAACGCGTAGCCTTCATTAACTGAAGGATCTACATCTCTGTTCATTAGTTTCATTTCCACTGATTGTTAGTGCTATGACCATTGACGTTATTCCAATAAGCCATGATAGCGTCATACTCATAAGGAGAAGGATAAGCAATTACACCACGAGCCAGATTCAAATACTTCTCCCACATTTGAAAAGCAGTAGCATAATCTAATACATGATGCGGCATACCTTGTAAGATCAACTGCATCATTATCTTATAGGCAAGGGCGTTTTTCACATCTTCAAAATCTGGAACCATAACAGCACCATCATCTGATCTTTCAAAATCCAGATAATGAATCTCTATTGTGCCAGTTAACATAGAGCATACAATGTAAGGTGGTTTGTATTTCCACCAATGCATATTATGTACACTCTTACGTCCTCTAACAGATTCATCAGGAGTAGGGGCGTCTAAATGATTTAACCAACAATCCTCATAATAAACACCTAACAGAGACTCCATAGAGCATGGAAGAACAGCCCTGCCGTCAACTAATGTCCGTTCTACACGAACATCTGTTTGACCACTATTATAGCCAATCTCTTTCAGACCTTCTTCAATCCATTTCAACCCATCAACATACCATGTTGTAGCTGCGGGTCTAAAGTCATTAATGACTTTATTGATTATTACGTTCGCTGGTATCAACATCTCCGGTATAATTAAAGGTGACTTTTTCGTATTTATGTTTTACCGCATCCGGTTGAAATTACCAAACACGGGGAACGACCGGCGTTGAGTAATGTATTGATTTGATATCGCGCTTCGATTTGGTATTCACGAAGGATTGGAAGTGGCATTGTTTCTCCTGTTTACGGCATATTCGCCGAATACTTGTTTTTCAAGTTTTTCTCGAACGTCTTTTGCTTCTTGTTTGATATAGGCAATGGTCAACGGGCGTTCAGTAATTCCGGGTTCTCGTGGACAACATAACCATGTTTTTCAAGAAAGTCTTTTGCCCATGATATTTTATCTTCGACTCTCTGGCCTGATGGTTGCTGCGTTGTCCATAATTCCAGATTTTCTAACCTGTTATCGCTTCGAACTCCATTTTTGTGATGGATGTTTTCATTGCGATTCAGTTTTCGCTCTAAAAATTGTTCCATCAAATAGCGATGCTCTAGAACGTATTGGCTAGGTTTCGAGATGCCAGGACCGCAAATCATTGAATAACCCAAATGATTTATTCGACGGTTTATTCCATAACCCCTCCATTCCGAAGTCAAAGCAACACCATCGTAAAAGCGTTGTAAATGTCTAGAGCAATAGCCTTTGGCTTCATGCACATTCAGGCATCCATCAACTGAGCAAGTTTTTAGCTCGTTTCCTTTGCGTAGTGGTTTATCTAATGGATTGCCTCGCAAAAGCCTTTTATAGTGCGCGTTGCATAGCCCCTGAGCCTTCAACTGGCGATTGCAATTATCTAGAGAACAAGTTTTATAGTCCATCTCCCTATGTTATCACTACACAGGGACAAATAAGTTTCTGCAACCGCAGAATAAAGCTCGCAACGAGCGCAGCATTACCCGAAACGGAGAATGAAACCCATGTCCGAAGAAATCATCGAAACCACTCCAGACCTAGAAACTACTGAGCCAGTTGAAACGACTGACTTAGCCTCTGAGGTTGACAAGTGGAAGAAACTCAGTCGAAAGAATGAAGCCCGAGCGGAAGCCAATGCCCTTGCTGCTAAAGAGCTAGAGTCATTGAAAGCCGCTACCCAGACAGACCAGGAGCGTCTAATCGCTTCTACACGTCAGGAAACAGAACTAACTATCCGCCGCGAATACGCTGGCAAGTTAGTTGAATCAGAGCTCAAATCGGCTTTGCTTGGCAAAACCGTTGAGGCTGCTTCACTTCTATCGTTCGACCGTTCCTCATTCATTGATGAATCTGGCGAAGTCGATTCCAACGCAATAGCGGCATGGGTCGAAGCGCATACTAAAACCCCCGAGATTCCTGTTCCCGACTTGGGTCAGGGACTTCGTGGCAAAACATCAGGCGTGGCTCAGATTACTTCTCGAGCCGAACTCGCCAAAATGTCCCCAGCGGAGATTCTGGAGGCTCGTTCATCGGGTCGCTTGAACACTCTAATGGGACAAAACTAACCCCTCTAATTTAAGGAGATTGCCTTATGGCTATCGACAACTTCATCCCCGAAATCTGGTCTGCTGGCGTTCAGCAGGCTTTCTTTGCTAACCAAATCGTTATCCCGACCCTGAACACTCAGTTCTCAGGCGACGCTCGCAAGGGCAACACAGTTCACATCATCAACGCAATCACCCCAACCATCGTTGACTATGCTGCCGCTGGCCGTGTAATCACCGCTGAGGCTCTTGGTGACACTCAGGTCGACCTTCTAATCAATCAGGAGCGCGCCTTCTCAGTAAACATCGACGATGTTGACGCTGTTCAGGCTGCTGGCACTTTCGACGCTTGGGTTCAGGCTGCTGGTAAGGGTCTTGCAGAAGACGCTGAAGAGTATGTAGTGGCGCAGCTTCTTGCTGGCGCAACCGTTGGAAACTCTGGCGCTGTTGTCGTTGACACCTTCGCAGAGGCTAAGGCTGCTTTGCTTGACATCCGAACCACTCTTGCACAGGCTAAGGTTCCAACTGCTGACCGCTTCGTGGCTGTAAACCCTGCGTTTGCTGACCTTCTAATCTCTGGTCTATCAGATGCTTCTGTTGCTGGCGGTTCTGAGGAACTTCGCAACGGTCAGGTTATGCGCCTATACGGTCTAACCGTTCTAGAAACCCCAGCATTTGCTGAGGCTGTCAAGCCTGTTGCTGTTGGCTACCACGCTAACGCTGCTGCGTTCGTTTCACAGATTGACAAGGTTGAGTCACTTCGCAACCCGACCAAGTTCGCTGACATCGTTCGCGGCTTGAACGTATACGGCGCAAAGGTCACTTTGCCTCTTGGCGTTGTTTCATACGTTTCAGCCTAATAACTGAAATACAACTTAATAGAGAGGGCTGGCTTCGGCCGGCCCTCTCACCCTAAATTTTTTTGAAAGGTGCATCATGGCGTTAGCCACTATTTCAGATGTTGAAGCTCGTCTTGGGCGTGAACTAACTGTCGCTGAAGCCGCTAAAGCAACCGCGTGGCTTGATGATGCATCGGCACTCTTTGTTCAAAGAGCAATCCAACAGTTCGAGGTTGGCGAATCTACCGTTCGAGTCTTCCCCAAGGCTGGAGTCGTTCGTCTTATTCAGCGACCTGTGTTTGCTATCACCCTTGTTGAAGACATCAACGGCAACCCAGTTGACTTCACTTGGGATGGCTTTCAGTCACTTTATGACCTTGGCGACTCTGGCCCTTTGCGTGTCACCTATGAGCATGGCTCAGACATCATCCCCGATGCTGTTGTGGCGGTTGTGGCTGGCATGGTAGCCAGAACGTTGTCTATCGGTGGCGATGCTGTTGCTGGAGTCACTCAGCAAAGCGTTGGACCGTTTAGTCAGTCTTATGCGGCTTGGGCTGTCGGTGGTCAGATTATGCTGTCACCTGCCGAGGGCGCTGTGGCTGATTCATATCGAACCAAACTCATGGGCAACGCCTCACTGTTAGGAAACTCTTATGGAACTCGTTATCCAGACCCGACACACTTCGAGCGGAACTAATAACTCTTACGGTGTCCCGATTGACACAACCACTGAAATAGCCCTCCAAGCCGCTGTGGCTCCTCGCACAAGCACAACATCTGTTGGTGTTAGCGAAACTACCATTAGCGAAGGCTTGACCCTCTACCTGCCTTCAGGCACCGAGGTTCAGTCTGACGATTTGTTCACCGTTCGAGGTGTGACTTACATCGTTGACGGCGAATCGTTCGATTGGGTTTCTGGCATCGGCTCTTGGAGACCTGGCACTGTGGTTGATTTGCGAAAAATGTCTAATGGCTAAGTTCGGCAAGGGAACTAAAATCCCTGGTCGTGACGGCCGAGTGTTTCTAGACGACGCTGGCATGAAAGAACTTCTAGAGTCTGCACCTATCGAAGGTGAACTCGTGGCCCGAATGGGCGCAGTCCAATCAGCGTTGCCTGAGTCCGAGCTTGAGATTGTCAGGCGTGGTCGCCGTGTGCAGGTGCGAGTCAGACGTGGTTCCGATTACGAAGAAGCCAACACTGGTGAACTCTCCCGGGCACTTGATCTGGCTGGCGGTCAACGCGGTCGCAAATGGAAAACCAACACCCCAATCCCTCACAGTTAGGAAGCCTAAATGGCTGATGCAGTTATTTTCAGCGACATCATGGCGCATCTTATTAGCCGCCTAACCACTATGCTTTCGGCCACCGCTTACGCAACCGCAAAGGTTTCAGTCCAAGCTGACGATTCGCCTCTCCAGGTAATCATTCGGCAAGACGGTGGCGGTCGACCATCAAAGACGATAAAGACAACAGTTATTGGCGTGAACATCTTTGCGCCAGACTTCGGCACTGCTGAAGGACTATCCCTCTTAGTCGAAGCGTTATTCGATGACCTAAAAGACGGCAACCCAATCACGGATGTTGTCGCGCAATCTGCTGTCCAGGATGTGACAGATATGAAAAGCCAGCGCCGCTTCATGCGGTTTGCTGTAAACCATCGGGGTTCCAACCTCAATTAAGTTTCGACATAAGTCGATAAAGGACTCTAAGTCCACAACCTCTAAGGAGAAATAATGGCACTAGATAGCGACAACGTAAGAGTTGCAGTCACAGGCGCAGTTTATGTTGGTCTAACCAGCGCAACAGGCCCGACTGCATCAGATTCAACCCTCACAGGTTTCACCGATTTGGGCTATGTTAGCTCAGACGGTATCACCGAAACAATTGACCGTTCAACCAACCAGATTCGTGCTTGGCAGAATGGCGCTCTCGTGCGCGAAGTCACCTCAGAAGGCACTTACTCAGTGACCTTGACCCTCATTGAAACCAATGAAGATGTTCTAGCACTTTACTTCGGTGCTGACCTTGTTGCTGGCGTTCTTTCAGGCGACCCAACACAGACTGGTGGGCGCAAGTCGTTCGTCATCGATGCTGTTGACGGTCTAATCGTGGAACGCACCTACATCCCAGCAGGTGAAGTCACCGCTGTTGGTGAGCGTGTTCTTGCTTCAGGCGAGGCGATTGGCTACAACGTGACCATCACCGCTTATGCCGATGCTTCAAACGTGACTTACAAGAAGTTCTTTAGCGCGTTCGAGGTATAACAAACTCCTAGCCTCTTGATGCGGCGAGGGGCTAGGTTCAACTTACTGGCAGGGCTATGATTCGCTCTGGCCCTGTCGGTATCCGCATAACCCAAATGAATGAGCAAAGGAAACCGCAAATGACCGTTATCAAACTTCAAGCCGCTTCGGCTAAACCCGACCTAAAAGTCGAATACAAAAAGAAGACCTACATCCTGCCAGGCGAAGTCCGTGGCGATGTCCTTGAGGCACTTGTTGGCGCTGGCTCAGACGAGTTGCAGTTGACCAAAGTCTTCCTCGAGTTTATTGTCCCTAACGATTTTAAAAAGGTTCTAGGTCAGGCTGACATTGCCCAGCTCGTGCAGATTTGGAATGACTACATCCAAGTCCCAAAAGAATCGCTCTCGAACGAATAGTTCGGGATTATGAAGCCGAGTTAGTGTTTGACCTTAGACGGCTGAACGTTGACCCAGCAACTGTTTCATTTGATGAACTTTACCTGCTAGTCCAGGTGCTTGCCAAAGACCCAACTTCTTGGCTTCAGGCAGCGTTGCACGATTGGAAACATCCAGCATCTTATGAGTGGATTATGTTGGCTAATCTTTATGACGCTTATGCAAATGTGAACTCTAAGAACAAACATAAACCTGTGCAACGGCCTTGGCCGAGTGCTGGGGAAACCAAGATTGGCACTGCTCGCCGCGATGCGCGTGACATTTTGACTAAAGCAAAGGAAGGGCAACTCACATGGCACAACAAGCCTACGCCTACGTCACATTAGTCCCAGTCGCTGAAGGCTTCCAGTCGGCAGTTGCTAAACAACTCTCTGGCATGAACGACATTGGTAAAGATGTCGGCGACAAGGTTTCTAAGGGTGTCGGTTCAGGGCTGTCAAAACTTGGCGGTCTAGTTGCTGGCGCTTTTGCTATCGGTGCGGTTGCTAACTTCACTAAAGAACTTGTGACTGCTGCTGAAGCCGAACAGGTTTCTAACGCTCGCCTTGAGTCGATTGCTAAGTCGATGAACTTGTTTGGTGCCGAAACTGGCACTGTCACTAAGCGCCTTCAAGACTTGGCTACCAAGCAGCAACTGTCTTTGGGTATCGACGATGACATCATCAAGTCTACCCAGGCGAAACTTCTCACTTTTAGGGATTTGGCTAATACTGCCGATGAGGCTGGCGGCGCTTTTGACCGAGCAACCACAGCATCACTTGACTTGGCTGCTGCTGGTTTTGGCACTGCTGAAACAAACGCGGTTCAACTTGGTAAAGCGTTGCAAGACCCAATCAAGGGCATCACCGCTTTGGCTCGTTCGGGTGTGACTTTCACCGAGGTTGAAAAGGCTCGCATCAAAACCTTGGTCGAGTCAAACCAACTGGGTGAAGCACAGGCGTTGATTCTTGGTGCTATCGAAACTCAGGTGGGTGGCACTGCTGCCGCAACCACTACCGCTTCAGGTCGTATGGGCGAAGCCTTTGCTGCGCTAAAGGAAACTGTTGGCTTGATTCTGTTGCCAGCGTTCACCGCGCTAGGAACCTTCTTGGCAGACCAGTTCTTGCCAACTCTTACCCAATTCTTTGCCGATGTTCAGGCTGGCACTACGCCACTAAACGACCTTTGGGACACCTTGGTTGGCATGTTGACTTTTGTGCAAAACAACTGGCATTGGATTAGCACTCTTACAGTCGCAGTTTTGGCTGGCGTTGCTGCGTTCCAGATTTACAACGGTGTCGTTGAAATTGCTAAAGCGGTCCAGGTTGCTTGGACTGCCGCTCAAGCTGCTGGCGGTATTGTCATGGGCATCCTCAGAGGGCAAACTGTTGCCGCAACGTTGGCTCAACTAGGCTTGAACGCTGCGTTGATTGCTAACCCTATCGGCCTAGTTATCGCTCTAGTGGCGGCTCTCGTCGCAGGTCTAGTGTTCTTCTTCACCCAAACAAAGGCTGGGCAAGCCGCATGGGCCGCCTTCACTTCGTTCCTTGGAACTTCCATCAAGGTCGCTGGCGACATCATCGCAAGCGTCTGGGAAGCCATCAAGGTTTCTTTTGAGGCTGTCTTCAACTTCCTATCGCAAGCCTTTGCCAACTGGGTCAATGGTGTCATTGGTGGTATCAACTCAGTCATTAGCCTGGCTAACACTGCCTTGGCTGCTATCTCGGCTGTCACTGGTGGAGCGGTAAACATCAAAGTCCCGACTGTGCCAAAACTCAAAGTGCCAAAACTTGCTGAAGGTGGCTTTGTTGATTCACCAACTATGGCGCTTATCGGTGAGGCTGGCCCTGAAGTTGTGGTACCCCTTGACCGCTTTGAAAAGATGATGAACATGGGCGAAGGGTCTAACGGTTCAACCGTGAACTACTACGCCGCGCCTAATCAGTCACTTGATTCTGAGCAAGCCCTATTCACAGCAATTCGTCGAGCTAAGGTGGTCGCAGGTTGGTAGATGTCAACTATTCCTTAACAGGTGGCAACGGTGATTCAATCACTTTTGATTACACCAATTACATTCTGAACCCAAACTTCTCGGGCATCAACGCAATCCCAGCAACCTCAGTTCGCATTGAGCAGTCTGCTGGCGATGGCGGTATTTGGCGACACACTAAGCGCAGTATTAGAAACATCGACTTGCCAATCACAATCATTGGCACTGACCGCGCAGATGTCGAATCTAAGTTGCGTCGTCTTGCCAAACTAACTCAGGATGCTTTAGGTCAGACAGTGCTTTCAGCTCTTTATTCTGATTCAACATCTTTGACTATCGGCTTGCATTATGTCGGTGGCGCAGATGGTGGTCAGTGGGGAACTGATAGCGGTCTAACTTGGTGTCGCTGGGTTATGTCGTTCCAAGCACCAACACCATTCTGGGAATCAACTGAGGTTGAATCATTCAGCGTGACATCAGGCAACACTGGTCGAGGTTTATTGCCTCAACTCTCTAAGTTGCGTGTCTCATCCTCTCAGGCGCTTGGTGTGGTCACGGTGAATAACACTGGCGATGTTGCCGCTTATCCTATTTGGAATGTGCTAGGCCCTGTTAGCGAACTTGTGATTTCAGACGGAACACAATCCTTCGGATTCAATGCTTCGGTCGCTTCAGGTGAAACAATCACCATCGACACTGAAACAGGTTTGGTGACTGATGACACTGGCGCTAACCGTTATGCGATTCTGAATCCTGCCCCGAAACTGTTTGCCTTACAACCAGGCTTGACTTCAATCAACGTGCTGGGTTTGGCTGCCGATGCGAACACCAAGATAACTTGCTCGTATTCACTTCGTTATGAAGTTGTCCATTAGACGCTAGGAATGAAATGCAACTAACTGATTTGACTGTCGAAGTTCGTGACGGCTCATTTAACCGCATAGGTCAGTTGCTTCCAAGCGACCTTGTTGGCGCAACCTTCGTGAGTCGTTTCAATAACGCTGGCTTTTGGTCTGTGCGTTTGCCTAGCGGTTATGCACTTGCTGAGGCTTTGCGCTCACCTGGCGCTGGCATCATTGTCACTGTCACGCGGTCGCCCAGACCCCATTCATAGCCGTAGCGCATGTTCTGGTCATCGCTTGGTGTGACAGACAACGCAACAATTGTTTTGCCGTTATCAATCAGCGCCTCATCAGCGGAC